GTCGTTAATGGTTTCACGCACACGCTCTTCAAATCTGCGTAAACAGTTGTAGAAAGCCTCGGCTTCAAAGCGTTGGAACCCACACGCCATGGCCTCACGAACAAGCGCTTCTTTCTTGCTAATCACTTCTCCTGTTTCTGTTTTCATAGCTTCTCCTTTGCTTTGTTGTATTCAATATCAAACAGCGTGCAGATTTGTGGCATCAATGCTTTGAATAACTCATTGCGATCCACCTCTGGTTTCTGCAAGCGCGGTACGTACTCGGGCACAACCAACTCAATGCCAAGGTATTCAGCAAAGTCAGTCAGTATGGTTGCGGCAAAGTCTCTAGGTGATGCGTACCACTCATCGTCATAGTCGCCGTCTCGGGTCTCAACAAACTCCAACATCTTGGCTGTTAATTCTTCTGTGTTCAATTAAAGTTCTCCTTTGGCGGTGCGTCCAACAGGTTTAGAAAGCCGAAAAAATCGTTTGCCGCCAACATAAGTTGCGACGCCTCCATCTCGTTACAGTTTAGGGTAACGACTCCTGCTAGTCTGTCTTCAGCGCGGCCAATGATGACCACGCCCTGCGCCTTGCCATCGCCATAGCACATCACCAACTTGTGGATCAGTAGCCTGAAGTGGTATTGCTCCTCGTCTGACATGGCCTCGACTCTGCGTTCGAGTTCTTCCTCTGTCATTGAGAAGTCGCGTTCAAAATATTCCATGCTTTGTCTCCAACAACATTTGCCTCAACTCGTCAAGGTTGTGCTCACGTGCGATGTACACGGTTCCGCCATGGTTGAGGATGGCGTTGAGTTCCCT